ACGTGAACATGCTCATGGTGGAGCAGGCCAAGTCCGCGATGGAGCGCACGACCGCGCTAATCGACGAAGCGCTGCAGTGCCGCTCGAGCGACCTCGGCGACGATCAGCGCAGCGAGCTCGTCGAAGCGCTACGCAAACCGCTCATCGACGACCTTACCGACCACTCAGCGACAGTCGGCCCGAAGATGGCCGAGAAGATCGGACTGCCTGTACACATCGCCGATACAGGCTCGGACGAATGGCAGATCATCTGGGGGCTCTGGGCGCGCTACTTCGAACTGGGCTGCTGGCCCGTCGGGCTCGTCGCTGTCTACGAGGGGCGCATGGCCTCACAGGTTTTCGCACACCGGTAACCCAGCCTCGCGATGTGGTATCGTCTTTCACGTCTTACAAACGCGCCCATAGACACCCGAACCCTCGCCGAGGCCACCGCCCGCGGGGGTTCACACATCCCGAGGGAGCTTCGATGGCGCGATCGTCCTCCCGCAACATGAAACGCCTCCGACAAGCGTTCTTCGACGAGGGCGCCCGGCTCGACGCGCACCCCGACACCCGAGACCTCGCCCAGTGCTGGCTCTGCAAGCAACGCATCGACTACAGCGTGCCACCCAACAGCACACCGGACAGCCACAACCTCGACCACTACGTCACGATCGCCGACGACCCGACGCTGCAGGAAGACCCCACGAACTTCCGCCACGCCCACGCCGACTGCAACGCGGCCCGCGGGCGGCGGGCGCCATCGCCCGGGCTCGGCGAACCCATCCCCGACTGGTGGTAGCCCCACCGACCACCAGAAAATCCAGCAAACGGACCGGGGGTGTCCACCGCGGGGGGCAGTGGTCCTCTCTCCCCGGGCTCGATTTTGGTGGGGGTCGCGAGGGAGGAACGTTCTATGACTACGCCTTTCCCTGACAGCGGCGTGTCGGCCGCGTTGGAGCGCGCGTTGAAGTCTGCGCGGCATCTTCGGGCTCGCGATTCGGCAGCGGTCGCTGCGGCGCGGGCGTTGGCGAAGAAGATCGACGCTTGGGACACGATCGCGCAGTGGGCGGTCGAGGACGCTGCTGAGGACGGCGGGCGGCCGAAGGTCCCGGCTAACGACAACGTGTCTCTGGCGAGCTTCCTGAAGTACCTCGACGCGCTCGGTCTGCTACCTGGCGAGGCTGCGGCACCAGCGAAACCGGGCTCTGCGTCTGTGTCTCCGGAGCCGCCGGCGGATCCGTTGGCGGTGATGCGGAAGGGGCTTCGCGCAGTTCAGTAGGAGGTCCGGCCTGTGCTGAAGTACGGCAAGACCGAGCCCCGGATCTTCACCCGCCCGCTTCGCGACCTAACGCCGGAAACCTCGCGCGGGTTCGAGGTCATCGCGTTCGCCGAGACCGTGCTGATGGTGTCCCTCCTGCTCTGGCAGAAGTGGCTGCTCATCCATCTGATGGAGTTGAACCCGGACGGCACGCTCCGGTTCCGTAAAGCGCTGATCATCGTCGGCAGGCAGAACGGGAAGACGCTCGTTGGCGCGGTCCTGGCCGCGTACTGGTTGTGGGTCGATTCGGCGCGCTGGCCCGCGGCCACCTATGAGGAGGGTTTCGTCATCGTCGGTGCGGCGCAGAAGCTCGACATCGCGTTGAAGCCGTGGCGGAAAGTCCGCCGTTGGGGTGGCCCGGATGATCCGAAGGCGCGGCCGGCGCGGGAGCGGGTTCCGCTGCTCCAGGCCGCCACATATCTGCCGCGGATGGTCAACGGCGAGGTCGAAATCCGCTGCCACAACGACGCGGTCTATTTGCCGAGGACATTCGAGGGTGCCCGAGGTATCAGCTCGGTGCGGCTGCTCCTGGACGAGTTGCGGCAGCAGTACGACTACGAGGGTTGGGCGGCGATCGAGAAGTCGGCGACCGCGCAGTACGACGCGCAGCTGGTCGCGTTCTCCAACGCCGGCACCCACCGATCCGTGGTGCTGCGGGACGTGCGGGCGATCGCGCATCGCTCGGTCGACGACCCGGCGGCGCAGTGGTTTGTGGCCGAGTGGACGGCACCTCCGGAGGCGAAACTCACCGATCCGGCAGCGTTCGCGCAGTCGAATCCGTCGGCGGGGTATCTGCCGGGGATGACGATCGCCGGGTTGATGCAGACCACCGCGGAGGCGGTCAACAAGTCGGTGGAGAAGATCGAGGTCTTGGGGCAGTGGGTGTCTCAGGAAGTCTCCCCGTACGTCGATCCGCTGGACTGGAAGCGGCTGCAGATCGCACCGAGTGAGGTGCGGATCCCGCCGGGTGCGCGGACGGTGTGGGCGGTCGACACGTCGGAGGACCGCTCAACCACCTGGATCGCCGCGGCTGTCCAGACCGAGGGCGGCAAGCCGCTGGTGACGGTTCGGACGAAGCGCGTCGGGATTGTGTGGGCGGTCAAGTACTTGCGGGACCTGGCCGACAAGTCAGGGTGTCGCGAGGTGGCGTTGCAGGCGCAAGGCTGCCCGGTGGTGGAGCTGGTCCCGCTGCTGGAGGCCGAGTACGAGACCGAAGACGGCCGGAAGCGGCCGGGGCTGACGGTCCACAAGATGGATCGGCCGACGTGCGCGATCGCGACCGGCCGCATCAAGGACCGGGTCCGCGACAAGCACCTGGTGCTCACCGCCCAGCCCGATATCGATATGGCGATCGAGGGTGGGATCGCGACGAAGTACGCGGAGAATCGGCTTTGGTCTCGTGGGGCGTCGAAGCCCCTCGACATCTCGGGTATCTGTGCTGAGACGTGGGCGTTGTACGCGCTCGAGGCACTCCAGCCGAAGCCTAAACGCAAAGCACCACCGCCACCGCGGGCCGCGGTTCTGACGGCTGAGGCCAGCAGGCTCGGGGACAACCTGCTGACGATGCAGTTCTGAGAAGGGGGTCTCCGAGTGACTGAAGTCGGATACCAGCGAGCAGGTCTCCCGTCGTGGGGCAGCATCGCGGAGGAGTCGGCGGAGACGAATCCCGCCATGCAGTGGCCGGCGTCGAATGACACCTACGACCGGATGCGCCGAGAAGACACACAGGTCGGGTCCGTGTTGCGGGCGATCACGCATCCGATCCGGCGCACGTCGTGGATGATCGACCCGGCCGGGGCCCGGGACGAGGTGGTCGACCTGATCGCCGACAGTTTCGGGCTACCCGTGAAGGGACGGCCGACCACCGCGCCGTTGCGGGTCGGGAGCCGGTTCGACTTCGACGAACACCTCCGCCTCGCGCTCCTCGAGCTCGTGTTCGGGCACTCGCTCTTCGAGCAGGTATACCTGGTCGGGGATGATGGACGAGCCAGGCTCCACAAGCTGGCATGGCGACCACCGCGCACCATCGCGAAGTGGGATGTCGGTGCCGACGGCGGGCTGATCGCGATCGAGCAGCACCAGCTGGTCGCGGGACGGGCAGTGAGAATCCCGGTCGCGAAGCTCGTCGCCTATGTCCACGAGCGTGAGGGCGCGAACTGGATCGGCACGTCGCTGCTGCGGACCGCCTACAAGAACTGGTTGTTGAAGGATCGAATGCTGAGGGCTCAGGCTCTCACCGTGGAGCGCAACGGCCTCGGCGTGCCGACCGTGACGGGCGCGCCCCTGCCTGACGGTGTGGAACTGTCGGAAGCTGAGGCGCTTGCCTGGGTGGAGACGCAACGCGTCGAGGGACTGAAGGTTGCCAAGGAACTGAGGGCCGGCGAGACAGCCGGCATCTCGCTCCCGCACGGTGGAAAGGTCGAACTGCTCGGCGTGACCGGGCGGCTCCCGGACACCGACGGTCCGGTCCGCTACCACGATGAGCAAATTGGCCGGTCGGTGTTGGCACACTTCCTGAACCTCGGCACGGAGACAGGCAGCTGGGCGCTCGGCAGCACGTTCGCCGACTTCTTCGTCGGGAGCTTGAACGCGGTCGCTGGCCACATCGCGAACGTCGCCCAGCAGCACGTCGTTGAGGACCTCGTCGACGCGAACTGGGGACCGGCAGAGCCGGCGCCGCGGCTGATCGTCGCAACGATCGGCGAGGAACAGCCCGCCACCGCCGAGGCCATCAAGACGCTGGTCGACTGCGACGCGATCACCCCCGACCAGCGGCTCGAGGAGTACCTGCGGCAGCGCTACAAGCTGCCGGTGGTGGACCCCACCACGGCGCGCACCGCGCCCGACCCAACGACAGGAGACCCCACGTGAAGACCACGAGCAGGGCGCCGCGCGACTGGTACCGCATCGCCTGTGTCGAGCAGGCCCCCGATGAGCTGACTAGCGTCGACGTCTACATCTACGACGAGATCGGTGAATCCTGGTGGGGCGGCATCAGCCCGCGCCAACTCGTCGACGACATCGCCGACCTCGACGTCGACACCATGGTCGTACACATCAACTCCCCGGGCGGTGCCGCGTGGGATGGGCTGACGATCATGAACGCCCTCCGCGCGCACCCGGCACGGGTTGAGGTCGTTGTCGACGGCATCGCCGCATCCGCCGCCAGCGTGGTTGCGATGGCCGGCGACAAGATCACGATGAACCTCGGCGCGCAGATGATGATCCACGACGCCTCTGGTGGCTGCTGGGGGCCTGCGGCGTTGATGGAGGAGACCGCGCAGATCCTGCACAAGCTCTCCGACTCCTACGCCGACGTGTACGCCGCCCGCGCTGGCGGCACTCGCGAGGCGTGGAGGTCGGCGATGCAGGCCGAGTCCTGGTACACCGCGCAGGAGGCTGTCGAGGTCGGCCTCGCCGATGAATGGGACGGCACCGCCACCGTGGAGGAACCGGCGGCGATCGCCGGGTTCGACTTGTCGCGGTTCCGCTACCCCGGGCGCGCCCATGCGCCTTCGCCGCAACTCGCGGCCCACAATCTCCCGGTCTCGTCCGAGCCGGGCAACCAAAACCGAGAGGAGACCGTCGTGGAACGCGACGAATTCTTGGCTGGAATCCGTGAGCGGCTCGGCGTGACCGATGCCGACGCCTCCGAGGAGACGCTGCTCGCGGCGCTCGACCAGGCGCTCGAGGAGAACAGCTCCACGCACACCATCAACCTCGAGACCGTGGTGCCCGACGGCGCGATGCTCGTTGACGCCGCCGCGTTCGCTCGGCTCCAGGAAGACGCCGCCCAGGGCGCCGCCGCCCGCGAGCAGCAGACCCGCGAGCGCCGCGACCAGATCGTGGCCACCGCGGTCCGCGAAGGCCGGATCGCACCGGCTGCTCGTACCACGTGGCGTGCCCAGCTCGACGCCAACGAGGACGGCACCGCTGCCCTCCTGGCATCGCTGCCGAAGAACACGATCCCCGTGACGGAGCTCGGCTACACCGCCGACAACGACGACCCCGAGTCCGCGCTCTACAACGCCGCATTCGGCACCGAGAAGGGAGCCTGATCCATGTCCGACTACCTGCCCAAGCATCAGCCCGGCGCTGCGATCACCCTGATGGCCTCCGCCGACATCACCGGCGGCCGGCTTGTCGCGGTCACCGGAGCGCGGACCGTCGCCCACGCCGGCGCCGACTCCGCGGCCGTGGCCGGCGTCGCCGGCTTCGACGCGAAGACCGGCGGCGAGCTGACCGTGTTCACCCGTGCCGGCGGCGTTCACCGCCTGACCGCCTCTGCGGCGATCGCGGCTGGAGCGAAGGTCATCTCCGCTGCTGACGGGAAGATCGCCACGATCGGCGCCGGCACGAACCCTGTCGGGCTCGCGCTCACCGCCGCCGCTGCCAACAACGACGTCATCGACGTCCTGTTCCTCTGACGAAAGGGGCCATCCAGTGCCTTCCTACACCTACC